GCCCGGGACGCTCGTTGCGATACCTGTACCGGCTTGGAAAACGACTGTGTTTTTCTGGCCGGACATGACGCTCGCAGAGCGTCGTGAAATCTTTATGCTGGCAAAGCAGAAAGGCGACGAAACCGTGCTAGACCTAGAGGCGATGGCGATCACGCTGATTGTTCGCGCTAGGGATATCGAGGGCAAGCGGCTGTTCAGCAAAGCCGAGCGCATGGAGTTGATGAACGACTACGATCCCGAGGTTATCGCGGAGATCGTATCGGCCATGAACACCCCAGTTCCAAGCATTGAGGACGCAGAAAAAAACTAATAGAGGACGGGCATCTCCGAGCGATTTATGCTCTCGCGCTACGGCTGCACGTCCTCCCCGAGCAAGTTTTTGAGATGACAGAGAGCGACTTCTACCATCTTCTCGCGGCCTGTAAGTTGGAAGCGGAAGAGCAGGAGAAATCATGGCGCAAGCACAAGTAGTCCTCACAGCGGTTGACCGCACGCAAGCGGCGATCAACTCCGCGCTCAAGGGAATGAAAACCTTGGAGCGCACGGCAAAGGTAACCGCCCGCGCTGTGAATCTTGCCTTCGGTTTCTTTACAGGCTCTTTGCTTGTCAGCGCATTTGAAAAAATAACAAAGGCCGCGCAAGGAACTGAAGAAGGCAGAAAGGCAATTGACCGGCTCAATGCCGCGTTGAAAGATCCGACCATTGTCTCTGCAGTTGATACATTTACATCTGCTCTGATAACTGGATTTTCTAAAGTTGTTGAGGTGACTGCGAGAGTAATTGAGAACATTACCGCAATCAGTCGATCCAGTTTTCTAAAAAGCCCGGACACGATTTTAAAGTTTTTGTCTAGCGTTATGGGCGGCGGCATTGGCGGATCTGCTGCACTGGTAGCAGACATGGTTCGTGGCTCTGTTGGCGCTGGTGGCGCAGCAGCAACTAGTGCCGCCGCGGTATCAACTGCCGCGCCAAAGGCTGTGAAGGGTGGAAAGGGCGATGGAATCCCGAATGCATTGCGATCTCTGTACGGCGTAGACGATGCAGGAAAATACATCACCGAAATTGAGAACGATATCGAACAGGGTCTTATTGATCTGCGCGATAAGTTTGCCGAAGAGTTAGAGCGAGGCGGTGAGTTAGGGGAGACCATCTTTGATAATGTCGAAGAAAGCGTCTCTCAACTTACGGTTTTTGCTCAAGAAGCGGCACGACAGATGCAGCAATCTTTCGCCGACTTTCTTTTTGACCCGTTCAAGAACGGACTGAAGGGTATGCTCTCCGGCTTCCTAAACGTGATCCGCCGCATGATTGCAGAGGCCGCAGCAGCCACCATCTTGCAATCGCTGTTCGGCGGGTTCGTTGGTAAGGGCGGATTCCTTGGAGCCTTGGCCGGTGCGCTCATTCCACGCGCAATGGGCGGCTCGGTCTCTGCTGGCACCCCGTATCTGGTCGGCGAGCGCGGGCCGGAGATGTTCGTGCCTGGCACCTCTGGCAACATCGTGCCCAATAACAAAATGGGCGGAGTTACCGTCTCGCCGGTTTACAATATCGACGCTCGCGGTGCGAGTGCTGATCTACAAGATGCGCTGCCGGGTATCCTCGCGGAGAATAACCGGCGCATATTCGACGAACTCGACAGACGCTATGGGATAGGCCGATGACAGACTATGTATTGCCTCCCGACCTCGTTGCGTCGGATGTAGAGTGGAGCCTGTTCGACAGCACGGCAGTGTTTGCATCGCCGCTCTCTGGCGCAGTGCGTACCGTGTCGCGTCCCGGCACTCGCTGGGGCGTGCGGATGACCTTTCGCAGCGTGTCGGATCAGAAGCGACGACGACTGATGTCGCTGATCGCTATCCTGCGAGGCCGTGCCAATCGCGTGTGGCTTACCGATCCCGCCTACACCCTCTCCGGTTCTTTCTCTTGCCCAGAGTTACTGACCAACAATGCAGCAGTTACAAATACAAATGGATTCAGTTCCAGCAATGCTGAACTCGTCCTTTCGTCTGATAGCCATCTTGGTTTGCGCCTCACTCGCACTGGCGTTACTGGCGACCGTTATGTTTATCAGTCTGCCGCTACTACTATTGCGAGTGCTCCTTACGCGATACGGATGCTCTTGGCCGCTGGTAAGGGCAACGCTCGAGCCTCGATGGAGGCTGGTACGTCGCAAGGTGCGACAGATGTTCTAAACGGTGCAACGCGCACGTCGGCCGGAATGTATGTGGACAGTTTCACCGCATCTGGCACGAGCACGCATCTGTCCTTCTACGACTACATTTCGGGACGCGCTGTGGGCGACTTCCAGTTTCTCTCGTGGGTATCCTCGGCTCGCTGTGCGCTGGTCAACGGCGCATCGCAGACAGGCGGCACGCTTATCATCGACGGCCTGCCGACATCAACCAACGGGCTTGCGAAGGCGGGTGACTGGTTCGAAGTCAATGGCGAACTCAAGCGCATGACTGCCGACCTTAACTCCGACTCATCTGGGAACGGATTTCTTATGTTCGAGCCTACGCTGCGAACGTCTCCGGCCAACAATGCGCCAGTGATCTTCCGCTCGCCAATGGGCCGGTTCATCGTGGCCGACGAGTCAACGTCTATGGGTACGCGGCCCGGTATCATCTCCGATGTCACGCTGTCCTTTGTTGAGGACATCACATGAGTCGTTTCGTCTCTGCCACTAACGAGACAGAGGCCGACAAACTAGCCGTAACCGTTGTCGTGCTAGCCGATCTTGACTTTACCTCCGGCATGGTACGGGTACACGACGGCTCCGGCACGTTATCGTTTGGCGGTAACGACTATCTCGGCGCGGGTCAGTTTGCTGGCGTTGACATCATCGACGAGAACATCGACATCGTGGCACGCGGCATAAAGTTATCGCTGTCGGGTGTTGATTCGACGTTCGTTGTGCCGACGATGACCGAGGTCTATCAAAATCGCGATGTGACCATGTATCTTGGCTTTGTAAGTCAGACCACAGGCGCACTCATCGCCACGCCAGAGACCATCTGGGAAGGGCGAATGAACCAAATGGCTTTCAAGATTAACAGTGGCAGCGCAGTTATTGAGTTAACTTGTGAGCATCGTTTACGCCGTGAGCCTCGAATTGCTAGGTATACCGATGAGGATCAGCAACTCGCATATAGCGGTGATCGGTTCTTTGATCTCATGTATGCGATACAAGGATTTATAGGCAAGTGGGGCGCACGCGATGCAACCTATGGCGGTTTCGGATTCAGCCAGCCCAGCCCTATTGAGCAGCGCGAGGTGCGAAAAGTCTGATGCGTCGATATGACTGGGCAAGCAAACTGCACGAACATATTGCGGCCAATGCCAGCAGTAGGTTTTTGTGGGGCGAGAACGACTGCTGCCTGTTCGTGGCGCGTGCAGTCGATGTGATCTGCGACACGAAACACGCCGCTAGTCTTGCGTCTCGTTACCATGACGAGGCTACCGCACAAGCGTACATCGCACAGTCTGGCGGCATCGCTGCGGCAGTCGATACATTTATCGGCCCTCATAAAACAAAAGGTCGGCCAATGCGCGGTGACGTTGCCTTAATCAAGCATAACGATATTGATGCTCTCGGAATTTGTATAGGTCGAGATATTGCGGTCAAGACAACTGACGGAATTAGTTATGTTGATCGCTCCGCCGTGCTTTTTTATTGGAGCATATAAGTGGCAGACATCGGCACAATAGTTAAAGGCTTGCAATTGGCATTTAGCACGTTTGCAAAAACTGCTATTGGCAAAGCAGTTGTGACCATTGCCACAACTATCGCCATCAATAAGGCAACAGAGGCTCTTGCTGGTAAGCCTAGCGTGAGCAAGCAAGCCGCCGACATTGAATACAGCGGAACTGTAGAGCCTCGTCGTATTATCTACGGAGAGGTTTTGGCGTCTGGAATCAATGTTATTCCGCCGATGACCTCTGGATCTACAAACGAATATCTGCATCAAGTCCTCGCTGTTGCGGGTCACGAGTGCAATCAACTGGGCACTGTGTACTTCAACCGCGAGGCCATTGGCACGATCTCGGCAATCAGCGGAACAGATGACGACGGCAAGGTAACAACCGGCACCTACGCTAACAAGGCATGGGTTCGTCGATACACTGGTACCTCGACGCAGACTGTAGATTATAAGTTAGCAGCGGCAAAGCCAGATCAGTGGACAGCGGCTCACGCTGGCAAAGGCATCGCCTACGTTGCGCTGACCTTCAAGTATGACGAAGAAACCTATAGAACCGGCAAGCCGGAACTGACGCTGCTGGTACAGGGCCGCAAGGTCTACGACCCACGGCTCGACTCTACGCGAAGTGGTGGCAGCGGATCGCAACGGGTTACAGACCCAACTACATGGACGTACTCGACGAATCCCGCGCTGTGCCTTGCGGACTACCTCATTGACGACTCGCTTGGGCTTGGCGAGGACGATACCCGCATCGACTGGCTAAAGGTGATGGATGCGGCAGATATCTGCGACGAGACCGTAAACCTTCCAGCGTCGGCAACGCAGAAGCGATACACCTGTAACGTCGCACTGACCGCGACTGATAAATTTGAGGACAACATACAAGTTCTGTCGCAAGCGATGGCGGGAGTGTGCTACTACTCGGGCGGCTTGTGGCGCATCTATGCTGGCGCATGGTCGGCCTCTGCCTTCACTCTCACGGACGGTGATCTCGTGAATGGCGGTATCTCGGTTGTCACCGCGTACCCGTATAACCAACGGTACAACTCGGTGCGCGGGCAGTTCGTGAACAAAGACCGCAACTGGCAAGCGATGGAGTACCAGCCGGTTATCAATACGTCCTACGTCTCTGCCGATGGCGAGCAGATGTGGCTAGAGACCGACTTTGCAGCCTGCACGAACGAGTACGAAGCGCAGCGGCACGCCATCCTTCTCTCGCGCCGCAGCCGCAACGGGCAAGTCGCCACGGTTAAATGCGGCATGAGTGCCTTTGGCATTCTGCCGTTTGAAACCGGCACGGTGACGTTCTCCGAGATTGGCTGGACGAACAAGACCGTGCGCTGCGAGGGTTGGCAGTTCGATCCTACGGGCGCAATCGAGTTAGTGCTGCGCGAAGAAGCGTCTACGGATTGGAACGATCCGCTGACGACCGACTATCTGACACCGACGAGCGTTACCACGCCGACCCCAGACATCTACGAGCCTAGCCCGCCGACTAACCTTACCGTCACCACGCTTGAAAGCAGCATCTATCTCTCGTGGTCTGCGCCTGCCGTCGTGCCGCTCGGCTCGCAATATGATCTCTATGAGTACACCTCGCAGACCCCATTCTCGTCAGCCACGAAGGTCTGGACGGGCATCTCGACTAACGTATTCATAGCCAAGACCGACACCACGACGCGCTACTACTGGGTCAAGATCCGCACACCCGATGGCGGCGTGTCCGATCCAGAGCCTCCGGTCAATGGCGTGCCAGCGGGCGCAGCATCACTGCCGAGTGCGCTGTCGCTGTCGGTATCGCCTAGCAGCCTTACCACCTCGGGCACGGGCGCGAGTCTCACCACGGCATCTGCTACGGCCACTGCGGTCGGCGGTACGTCGCCCTATACCTACGCGTGGACACGGCAAAGCGGATCGACAAGCATCTCGGCGGACAGCGCATCCTCGGCGACCAGCACCTTCACCGGCACGAGTCTCGCCAGCGGCACCACCTACAATGCTGTTTTCCGTTGCACCGTAACCGATAACGTTGCGGCCACGAAAACGGCTGATGTTAGCGTGTCGATCACGCGCACCGTCTTTAGCGCATCGGCCAGCCCTGCGACGTTGGTTAAGATCGTGCAGACCTCAAGCGCGACGACTAACAGCACCACGGTCACGCCGACTGGCGGCACCTCGCCCTATACCTATTCGTGGGCATTGCTCGAGGGCGACACGCTCACGGTCAATAGTCCGACCGCAGCGACTACAACATTCAGCAAGACAGGAATGAACACTGGCGAATCGTTCTATTCGACGTATCGGTGTACCGTCACCGATAGCACATCGGGCACCCCGCTGACCGCAACAGCGGATGTGATTATCACCATCGAGCGGAGTGATTGAGGGCGCACACATGATTGATATGTCCAAATTCAAAGTGCCGACAGGTTCGCTGCTGGTAGACGGTGGCTTAGTTGTGGCGCTGATTATCTGGGGCACGCAGATGACCTCAAAACTTGACGCGATCAGCCAACGATTGGAAAAGGTCGAGCAGACGACGATTCAACCGGAAGCCGATAGGCGCATTGCGGTGATCGAGGCGCGTGTGGCTGATACCAATACCAGGCTGCAATCAATCGAGGCCAAGTTAGACCGCGTGCTGGAGCGTCGATAGATGGACATCTTCGAAATGTTTACCCGCGCATGGCCGGCAATCCTTGCGCTCATCACGCTCATCATTGTGCTGTCTAAGTTAGACCTTCGCGTCGCGGTACTCGAGGACAAGATCAAGACTTTGTTTGATCTTTTGAATAAACGTAACGATAAGTAACCACTGGCGAGGGCTTGAAATGAATATGCAGAAGATTGTGGATATGCTCTTCCCTGTACTGCTTGCCGCTGTTGGTTGGCTACTCACGGAGATTGCATCCTTCAACAATCGTTTGCTGGCTGTTGAAAGCAAGATGCCCGCGCTCATCACGGCAGAGGGCGTGCCGACTGACAGCCCTATATCAGCAGAGCGACGGCACAAGATGAAAGAAGAAATCTATACGGACATTCACGATCTGCAAGTGCGGGTCAAGTTGATCGAGGAGCGCAACAAATGATGACCATGGTTAGCACCTTTCTCTCGTTCCTCGCTGGCGGCTTGCCGAAGATTCTGTCCATCTTTCAAGACCGGCAGGACAAGAAGCACGAACTGGCTTTAGTCGCAGCCCAGAAGGAGCGCGAGTTGGCATTGGCAGAGCGCGGCTTTCTCGCACAAGCAAAGGTCGAAGAGATCAAACTAGAACAGATCCAGACGCAGACGGCTGGCGAGGAGCGACAGGCTCTGTACCAGCACGACATAGAGATCGGCAAGGGCGCAAGCCAGTGGATGATCAACCTACGCGCTTCGGTGCGTCCGGTTGTGACGTACATCTTTGTGCTGGAGTTAGTCGCGCTCAACGTGGCTGGCGTCTGGTACGCCTACACGACCGGCATCCCGTTTGCCTTTGCGATGGAAAACGTATTCAGCGACGATGAGATGCTGATCTTGTCGTCGATCATTGCCTTCTGGTTCGGGGCGCAAGCATTCCAGAAAAAATGAAG